CAATGTAGCTATTGGCTATCAGGCTCTTACCTCTGCTGTAGAAAGCAATAGAACGGTTGCTATTGGATCAAATGCTTTAAATGCGCAGAATGTTGCTGGCACTACTTACAACACCGCAGTGGGCTATGCCGCAGGTACGGCAGTCACTACAGGCATTCAGAATACCTTTATCGGAGGCCAAGCAGGGGATGCAGTAACTTCAGGACTTAACAATGTCTACGTTGGATACAATGCAGCAACCGCAGATGACCAAAGCCAGCAGAATGTTGTTGTAGGCTCACAAGCTGCGGTTAATATGAATCATGGCGATGAAGTAGGCAAACAAACTATTGTTGGATTCCAAGCTAATTACTATAACGTAACAGGTACAAGTAATACCTTCTTAGGCTATAAAGCAGGTTTTGGAGTTTCTGGAAACAGCAACGCTGCTAATACAGGAGTGGGTTCTAACGCGCTGTTAGGTATAACTGACGGGAATTACAATACCGCTGTAGGAGATGGAGCTGGTTATTATGTCACTACAGGTGATTACAACATTTCAATAGGTAGGGCTGCGGATCAGGTAACAACTAACGGGACGCATAACATCTCTATAGGAGGCGTTTCTAAACCTAGTGCAGCAGGAAGTTCTCACGAAATCGTATTGGGTTATAATGTAACAGGATCAGGGTCTAGTACATTCACCTTTGGAAATGCAGGAAGTGATACTACTTGTAGTTTTGGCTCGACTACTTGGTCTAACCCTTCTGATGCACGAATCAAAGAAGACATTAAAGATGAAGAGATAGGCTTGTCTTTTATTAATGACCTCAGACCTAGAACATTCAGATACCGAAAAGAAAAAGATATTCCAGAAGCATTAAACACTTATGTAGCAGACTCAGAAGAACGTCTTATTAGTGATAAGTATCAGCATGGCTTTGTCGCTCAAGAAGTAAAAGAAGCTATCGATAAACATTCTGGACTAAAGGATGGTTTTGGCATGTGGACTGAAGATGAGGCTGATGGTAAACAGCGTGTGGGCGATACAGCGGTTATTCCTATGCTTGTAAAAGCAATTCAAGAATTATCAGCAGAAGTAACGAAACTCAAAGGAGAATAAGAATGGCAGTCACTAAAAAATTTGGAGCTGTACCTTATAGTCTAAATAACAAAGTAGAACGATGGGACTTTTCAGCAACCTATGAGAATGACTCAGAAGGCGACGCAACCTATTACAAGTCTACTTTTAATAGAACAGTAGAGGCAGTAGCCCCTGATGGAACTGCGAACTTTACGAAAAAAGCTAAAGGTTCATTTACAAAAGCACAGATAGAGGCACTCATGCCGATAGCTCTTTGGGATGGAGTTTTTGCAAGTCAGGTCGATTCGGTAATTACGAATCCTCCAAAACTTCCAGTATCAGATACTTCTTTCACTATACCTTCCTAATCGTAGTGAAGTACGAGTTTCGAATACAGCCCATCCCTTCGCTACTGCTGCTGGAAATGCAGATACCCGATGAGATGGTATCTGATCTGAACCACTATCTGGACGATTTGCGGGAGCAGGAGGATCGCCATTCCCATGCAGGAACGCTGGTTGGTCAGATTGGTCATGGTGAGCAACTGACGATGGATCATAATGATTCACGGCTTGAAGAATTTGTTCGCATGAGCGGTGCGCTTGGGGTGGAGTATTTAAAGGCGTTTGGCGCGATGGGTTATAACATGAATAATCGGCATGTTGAAGTAGATGAACTGTGGTCCGTGCATAGTTATCAGGGCGATTACAACCCGATGCACGACCACGGCACAAAGACCCTCATGGGGTTGTCTTGTACCTCGTGGACCAAGGTGCCCCAGCAGATACTCGATCAGCCCACAGCAGGCAGTCCTGAGTACAACCTCTATAACGCCTCGGGCAATTCCGATGGCTGTTTGGCCTTTAACTACGGCATCAATTCGGTGATTGACTTGGAGCGATTGCGGCCACCACAGAATTTTGTAATCAAACCGGAAATAGGGAAGTTTTTGATGTTTCCCTCCTGGTTGCAGCACATGGTGTATCCTTTCGAGGGTGAAGGAGAGCGGCGCACCGTTGCCGCAAATTTTAATGTATGGAAGGTAGAAGATGACGGAACACGCCACTGAGGTAGAAATAGAAGAAGAAGAAGTTGTTGAAGAATCTGAGATTGTTGAGCTTCCTCCAAATGTCCAGAGATTGCAGGAAAAGCAAGCGCGGCTCCAGCAAGAGGTAGCCTTATACCAAGCGCAGATCAATGAGCTTGCAGAAAAGCTAGAGACGGCACAACTTGCCTTTCAGCAATGTGTGGTTTTGTTGCAGGTAGAAGAAGCCCAATCTGAACAAGCCTGAAATAAGAGGAGGATCAATGGATTTAATTGTGAGTATCGTACAAGGGGCTGTGGCCGTAATAGCCGTAGCGAGTATTGTCTGCAGTCTAACGCCAACGCCAAAAGACGACGTGTTGATTGGTAAGTTATATAAAATCATTGAAACTTTGGCGCTTAATATTGGTAAAGCGAAGGAAAAGCCAAGTAATCAACAAAATGGAAAATAGAGGGTCAGATTTAGAGTCGCACGAAAAGGAATGTGCGATTCGGTATGAGAATATCGAACAAAGACTTGCTGCTGGCGCGAAGCGTTTTGACAAATTAGAGACAATGCTTTGGGCTGTCTATCCGTTTATTGTTGGAACTGTTTTACTGGCTAAGTACGTAGGGTAACTAACATAGTTTAGAGGGATATCGTGCCTCTTCAGAAATTTCTATTAAATCCAGGAATTAATCGAGAAGGAACCGCTTACACAGCCGAAGGTGGCTGGTTTGATGGAAACTTAGTTCGGTTTCGAAAAGGGTTCCCCGAGAAAATTGGTGGGTGGGAAAAAGACACCAGTAACACTTACTTAGGAACTGGAAGGCTTCTTCATGCTTGGGTTACGGTCAGTGGCACCAAACTTCTTGGATTAGGAACTCGCTATAAGCTGTACGTTCAAGAGGGTGATGTTTTTTATGACGTAACTCCTATACGAGCCACTACTTCTGCAGGCGACGTTACATTTTCAGCTAGTGACGGGTCTTCAACTATCACCGCTACAGACACAGCACATGGAGCTTCGGAAGGAGATTTTGTAACTTTTTCTGGTGCAGCTAGTTTAGGGGGTACTGTGCTTGCTGCGGTACTTAATCAAGAATATCAAGTAGCTAGTGTTCCAACTGCTAATACATTTACCTTTACGGCTAAAGACACAAGCGGAGATACTGTTACTGCAAACAGTAGCGACTCTGGAAACGGAGGCTCGAATGTTGTTGGTGCTTATCAAATTAGTTCGGGGTTAGATGTTTATGTTTCAAGCACTGGTTGGAGTTCTGATACATGGGGAGCAGGAACATGGGGTTCTAGTAGCTCTTTAACGGATAAAAACCAGCTTCGATTATGGTCTTTAGATAATTTTGGAGAAGATTTAATTGCTTGTCCTCGGGCAGGTGGTGTTTATTATTGGGATACCAGTGATACCGTTAATGTTCGTGGGAAAGCTCTTGCGGATTTGGCGGGAGCAAATCTCTGTCCTACGCGAGGATTGCAGGTTCTTGTTTCTGATATAGATCGTCACGCGATTGTTTTAGGAGCGGATCCAATTGATGCGTCCATTAATCAACGAAGCGATGTTCTTGATCCATTACTTATTGCTTGGTCTGATCAAGAAAACCCAGCCGAATGGGAACCTAAGAATACAAACACAGCGGGTTCAATGCGTTGTTCTGCTGGTTCTGAAATTATAGGTGGGCTACGCGCAAGACAGGAAACGTTAATCTGGACGGACACTGCCTTATATAGTATGCAGTTTGTGGGTCCTCCCTATACATTTAGCTTAAATCTCTTGAATGAAGGGATCAGTTTAATGGGACCTAATGCGTGTATTAATACTCCTTCGGGGGTTTTTTGGATGGACCGAAAAGGGTTTTATCAATACAATGGTTCTGTTTCTCCCCTCCCTTCAAGCGTACATAGTTACGTGTTCGATAATTTAAATGAAGGTCAGGCATTTCAATTTTTTGCATTTCTTAATAAACAATTTGATGAGGTTGGATGGTTCTATTGTTCCGGTTCCGAAACTGTGATTAATAAATATGTAACCTATAACTATGTGGAGCAAACGTGGTCGATAGGTGAATTGAGTCGTACCGCATGGTTAGATGAAGGAATTGTGTCTTATCCACGAGCGGCGGGGCTTGATGGTTCTACTCATTATATATATGCACAAGAATCAGGAAACGATAATGACGGTTCCCCTATGGACAATGTGTATATTGAGTCAGGAGATTTCGATATTGGAGAAGGTGAAGACGTTCAATTTATCCGACGCATGATTCCTGATGTGAAGTTCACGGGAAACGGTGGTTCTGACCAAGTTTTAAATGTCGTATTAAAAACCCGAAATTACCCTGCAGAGACTTTATCTACAAATAGCACTACTTCTATAACAGCCGCTACGAATAAAGTAGATCTTCGTGCTCGTGCAAGACAAGCAGTAGTTCGTTTCGAATCTGATGATGATGCCTCTTCTGAAGCGCGTCTCGGTGTATCTTTTCGAATTGGTGGAACTCGATTGGACATACAGCCAGCTGGAAGACGATAGTGGGTCGTCTTTTAGAAACCAGATTACCTTTAGCAACAGATCCGCAAGTTCGCAGTGACATATTCAATAAACTTATTCGAGTATTAGAGCTGAATTTAGGGTCCTATGATACGAACGCTACTCCGGCTTTTATTGTTTCTACGAGAGATGAGATAAAGTTTAATAATGGAGACCTTATTTGGAATTTGGATGAAGGCGTTCTTCAAGTTTGGGAAACAGATCGTTGGGAAAATATTTCCACTCCCAATTCCGCAGGAGTCAGCGGCACAGGAGTCGTTGGAACCCTTCAAATTACCACCGCTGGATCAATCGAGGTTGCAATTCTCTGACATGGATAAAACGACTAGGGTAAGTGATCATTTTACGTTAGGTGAGCTGTGTAAATCTCAAACTGCTGAACGGTTGGGTATTGAAAATCTTCCTAATGAAGATCAATTAGAATGCTTAAAACAGGTGACTGAAAACGTATTAGAACCCGTTCGAGTGTTTTTTGATAAGCCTTTTGCTCCGAATAGTGGCTTTCGATGTTTAGAATTGAACGAGGCTATTGGAAGCAGCGCGAAGTCTCAGCATTGTAAAGGTCAGGCTATTGATTTTGAAATCTCAACCATAGCTAATGAAAGTTTAGCCCGTTGGATTAAAGAAAATCTTGACTATGACCAGTTAATTTTAGAGTTTTATGACGGAGTAGACCCTAATAGCGGATGGGTTCATGTCTCCTATGTCTCGGAAGAAGAGAACCGGAAAGAAGCTCTGATTTATAATAAATCAGGGTATAGCTTCTTTGAGTAATGAATGATTTTGTTACTATTATCAATGAGGTTGGTGTACCCGTAGCGGGTCTTTTAGGATTAGGCTGGCTTCTGTGGCAGCTTCTTTCTAAGATAATGGGGACTATTGAACAAAAAATTGATGCGATAGACGACAGTATTAACACAAAGATGGACAACATGGAGCAAAGGCTCATGTCCCAACTGGAGACTCAGCATGGAATTATTATCTCTCTCATCGATAGAGTACGCGCTGTGGACAATCAAACTATTCGGCAGGATGTCCTGCTCAAAACGTTGCTGGGTGTACCGAATCTAATTGATATAGAAAAAGTAGCCAAAGCAGAACGGGATGATCAGCGTAAAGATTAGTTTACTGCTTCTGGTATTGCCGGTGATGGCGTCTGAGTTGGTCCATCGCTTCAATAGCCCTAGCTTCAATGGTATCAATCAATCGGCCCATTACTTAACGATCGATGAGCAAGAACGCACACGAGCCGATGATCTTGCAAAAGAAATACAAGACGAGCTTGATGAAGCAGAGCGTGAGGCTGATAACACCGTTCTTTCCAAGTTTATTCGAAACCTGGAATCTCGCATTTACTCCACCTTGGCGAAAGACCTTTCCGAATCATTATTCAATTATGACGGCATTCCAACGTCAGAGAACCCTATTACAGGGGAGATCAATTTAGAAGGAAATATTCTTCGTTGGGTGAATGATGGGGTAACGATTACGTTAACGATTGAAGAATGGTTTGACGGTGTGCTTATTTCCAGTACGGAAATTGTCATTCCCGTAGGTAATTTCGGTGGATGTTGGACAGAGTGCGATGCCCCGTGATTTACTACTGTTATGTCTTCTGTTTTTAGGTGGGTGTACTGCATTTACAGGCGTTCAAAAGACCCTTGAATTTGAACGACAGGGACCGGAAATCGTACCTAGCGCGGCCCACCAATTACTAAATTTACCACCACCTTTGACTAAAGCCGTCATTGCAGTATACGAATTTCAGGACAAAACAGGGCAGCGGAAAGCCTTAGATAACATTGCATCGTTTAGTACAGCAGTAACACAGGGTGGTATTGATATTTTGATCGAAGCGTTACGAGACGCGGGGCGTGGAAATTGGTTCGCAGTGGTAGAACGCTCTGGGTTGGACGGTCTTACCAGAGAGCGTCAGCTTATAAAAAATACGAGGGATATGTATGAAGGTGAGGGAGCAAATCAACTAAAGCCTTTGCTATATGCAGGTCTTATTATTGAAGGAGGAATCATAGGCTATGATACCAATCTAAGAACTGGAGGTTCTGGAGCAAGAACACTCGGTATTGGGATGCGCCACCAATATCGAGAAGATAAAGTAACAGTCGTATTGCGAGCAGTCCTCGTGCAAACGGGAGAGGTTTTACTCAATGCAACGGCTACTAAAACGATACTATCCACAGGGGGAGGTACGGATTTTTTCCGTTTTTATGAATTAGGAACCCAATTAGTCGAAGCAGAGAGCGGCAGCACAGAAAATGAAGCGGTCAATCACGCAGTACGAGCAGCCATAGAAGCTGCAGTGTATGGGCTTGTCATTAAAGGACTTGAACAACAAGTTTGGGACTTCGACTATACAACATTGGAGGACAGCGATGAAGAGGCTTCTTAGTATATTTATACTATGCGTTCCTTTCGTGTCGTTTGCAGGCAATAATGACATTTATTTAACCCAGACAGGAACTGGGTTAACACTCACCATAGATCAAATCGGTGCCACCAACACGATCGGTACGTCACAAACACGAGCTATTGTGAGCGGTGCAAGTATGACGATTGACCTAGACCAAATCGGAGATAGCAACATTATTGCGGCAAGTATTTTACAAGCTGGCAGTAGTAGTTGGACCTATAAAGCTACGGGGGATTCGAACACAGCCACCTTCGCAGTCGGTGGTACGGGCGATGTGGCAGGCTCGGATTTTGATTACGACGCAGCGGGTGCAAGTAATGTTTTGGTGTTTACGCAAGGTGACGCAGCGACGGCTACCACGGGTAACCAAGATTTTGATATTGACGGAACATCCAACAACGTCAACGTGAAATGTAATGTCGTCGGTTGTGTGAACAACTGGACGATTGCAGGAAACAGTAGTGATGTGGATACGACACAGGCGGGATCAGCGGATTCTAATATCACTGGAACGCTCACTGGAAACTCCAACGAGGTGACAATCACCCAAGCTGGAGACAAGAAAAACCTGACGGCTACGGTCACTGGAGCTAGTAACGATATCGATGTCACGCAGTCAGGGAAAGAACACACAATAGCCATGACCTATACGGGTTCCAACATGAACATTGATATTGACCAAACGGATACGGTAAGCAGTAACGTAGCGAATCTATTGCTGCAATCCAGTGGCGGGTCAGGTAGCAGCATCAACATTGATCAATGCGCTTCTGGCTGCTGATTTTAGCAAGTTGGGCTAACGCAGTTGACGTAGGTTCTATCTCCGAACTGCGCGGCAATGGGGAAGTTATTCGGCAGGGTTCGACGGATAAAGTGCTTGCAGAGATGGCTCTCGATATTTTTTCGATGGACGATGTACGCACTGGTAATGGCCGGATTGCTATTGAGTTTTTGGATTCTTCTGTTGTACG